CTTGGCATGACTGACTTGTCAGAAGAAGAAGCTATGGAAGAGTTTGTTGAACACTTCCGTAAATTCAACGTCAATGAAATGACAGCAGCCGGTGACTTTAATTACGTGTCTGGCATTGCTGCAGATGCAACTGGCAAAACAAATCTTGATACAAAGCGTCGGGATGAGGCTAAACAGCGTCTTTCTGATTACCAACTGTTATACACAGCTTTCCAAGACCTTCCTAGCTTCCACGGTGGTGGATGGGAGACTTTCAAAGATTATGCAACAGGCATAATGACAGCCCCATCTACGTACATTGGTCTTGCCCTGCCCGGTGCAGGTAAAGCAGGTGGCGTTGCCGCAAACACAGCGGCCAAAGCTGCCACACAAAGCGTCCTTATGACTGCCCTAAAGACCGTGGCTCCCTCCAATGTAATTAAACAAGCTGCTGCCCGTCCTCTCAGGACTGCTGCTGGTGTTGAGGCTTTTGGTGCTTTGACGCAAGATATGGCTGCGCAGAATACAGAGATAGAGGCTAACTTACGAGACGAGTATAGCTTTGGTCAAAGTCTTACCGCTGCTGCAGTGGGTGCTGCATTGCCTGCAGCAGTTGGTTTGTATGGTCTAAAAGGTGCTGTTCGTAAAGGTGTTGAAAGAAACACGGGTGATCTACTAGGTGATGCCCAGAAAGCTATCATTGAAAAGAATGAACTAGCAGAGGCTGCAGCCGATAAAATTCTTAAAGAAAACGATATCATTGCAAAAGACTTGAAGTCTGTGCTTGCAGGTCTTGATCCAGACAACAAGATAAAGCCAAAGAAAAAAGAAAAGCCAGCAGATAAACGGGCATTGCCAGAAGAGCAAGTGGAAACTGGTCAAGAAAAGTTTGCCGACATAGCGGAAGACATGGGTGTAGGCACCGGAGGAGATGCTTCTGGGGTAGCCCGTACCATCGGCGTAGAGCCAGAGGCAATGTCTGTAACGCCAGAGTTTGTTCTCTCTTTTGACCCCAGCAGAAACAAACGAGTTTTTGCCGCCGTCACTGAGCTTATCAAAAAAGGCAAGATTGATATTGACATTGCAAATGACCCATCGAAACGGGTAACAGAATACGTGTCTGATGCTATACGTAAGTTTGCAAAAGATGATCCAGATAAAGCTGCAAAACTGTTTGAGGACTTGGCAGAAAAGTACAATCTAACAGGTGATGACTTTGCTAATCTGTTTATTGCTGACATCTCTGATGCCGCACGTAAACTACAAGGTGCAAGTGCTGCCTCACGTATATTTAAAAGGCTCAACGGTGTTGCGGGAGACGACATCTTTTATCTGGACACCCAGACTAAAGAACTTATCCAGAAAGCCACAGATGATATTACGAAGGGTGACAATCGTGCTGCCTTCCAATTCTTGACAGAGGCAGAACGCCGTGCATCCAAGAAATCTGGCAAAAGCCTGATGGATCACTTACAACGTGCAGATGAATTGCGTAGATCAGCAATGACATCACAGGTAGCCACCACTATTCGTAACACTGCCTCTGGTGCAGCGCGTGTGGGCATTGATGTGGTTACAAAAGGATTTGATAGGGGCTTGGCTAAATTTGTACACGGTGCTACTGGTGGTAAATTTGGCTCAAAGGCAGGTGGTTTGGCTGCACCCAATGAGGATGTGTTTGCCATTCTAATGGGGCTGATGAATAAGAAAGAGACGGATGCTGTTGAAACTCTGTTCAAAGAAGGCTTCAGCAAAAAGTCTGCACAGCTATTTAGAGAAATGCAAGATGTTCTGGACTCTGCTATTCCAGATTCTGCTCGTACTAGCAAACTACGTATTCTTGGTAAAGAGTTAAATGCTCTCAACACTGCGTCTGACAATTTATTCAAACGTGCAGCATTCGTTGGTAATCTAAAGCGTGGTTTGAACGAACTGGCTGCTAAAGGTGAGAAGGTAGGTAAGTTACAAGCAGCAGACCTTAATCTACGTAACATTATCCGTCAAGGTAATTTCAACACCGTGTTCAATACGCCGCAAGGTAAGAAGATACTTGACAAAGCTATTGACGAATCACTGTACTTCACATATCAGCGCACTCCCGACAATCAAACTGCAAGACAAATGATCCGGCTTGCACACAGCGCACCTTTCCTCACATCATCTCTTGTCCCATTCCCGCGATTTATTGCTAACGCACTGCGCTTCACATATGAATACAGCCCAATGTATATTCTGTCGGATGTGTGGGGTAGAGGCGCAATCAGCAAAACATTTAGAGATGGCGGTGCAGAAAACTTTGAAGAGATATCAAAGGCGTTGGTTGGCACTGCTGGACTATACGGTGCTATGGCCTTTCGTGAAAGCGATTATGCTGGTGATAAGTGGTATGAAGGCAGACTGCCGGATGGCACCACATTTGATATGCGTCCCTTCTTCCCTGCAGCACCATACTTGTGGGTAGCCGATCTAGTCAACCGCTATGAAAAAGCAAAGGATGATCCAAAGGCTGATCCTATTATCGGAGAATCTAGCTTCTTTACAGAGGGTCTTCAGGCACTTTCCGGTACACAGTTCCGTGCTGGCTTTGGTATCTATGCCATTGACGGTGCCATTGAAGATTGGCTAGGCGCAAAAGATAACCCAGAAGCACTGCAGAAGATTGGTATAAATATGGCGGCTAACGTAGCCAGCACATACTCAATTCCTTTGACTGTAGGCCAAGACTTGTACAACACATTCTTGTCACCTGACGATGAACGTATTGTTCGTGATACTAAATCAAGTGACATGACTTCGTTGTTTGTCAACAAAGCGCTTGCACGTGTTCCGGGCAACTATGCCATCGAAAAGATGTTAGCGGAATCAATGGGTACTACCGCCCCTGAGATATACGAATCTCCTACACGGGCTGGCGTTTTACGTAGAACAACACCCCTATCACGCCAATATATGGGTATCCTGAAGCAAGAGAGAAAGAACTGGTTTGAAAAAGAAATAGATACTCTCAAGATTGGTAGACGTATCATTGCACGTAAAACAGGTATCCCAGAGGCAGACATTCTTTTGAACCAACACTTCGGTGAGTACATAGAAGACTATGTTACACCCACATTGCAAAACTCAGAAGATTATAAAAATATGACCGCTGCTGAAAAACGCAACATGATGGTCAATGTTATCGGACACTACAAGCAAGACATCGAAGACTTGGTAAAACGCAAAGCACGTGCTTCTGATGATGCCATGCTGAGTCGGTTTGGTTTCAATCCAATCAAAGCTCTTGACTTTAAGAACCTGTCAAAGTTTGCACGAGAAAATGCTCTTAATAGATATCACGAATTACATGGTGTACCAGACGACAGCACCAAGGGATATAATTATGATGAGCTTATTTACTATGGCAAGTTCTACGAAGAACAAGGCAAAAAAAGCAGACAATAGAAAAAGGGGGCCGCGAAGCCCCCTCTCTTGTTTCTAACGGTTATCGCCTGACCCCGACAGGGTGCCACGCTTCTTTCTGTCCGCTAGTTTCTCTAGGTTCTTCTCCATGATGTGTCCAAGGTTCATCTCAAGTTCTTCAGCCAGTACAGCACAGTACCATAGCACGTCACCAATTTCGTATCCAATCTCAATACGCTTGGCAAGGTACTCGTCCTTGACTGCACCATCACGAATAAACTTCTTCACTTTGTTTGCAATCTCCCCTGCCTCTCCGGTCAGGCCAAGAGTAAGATACTCCATAGCCTGTTTCTTCGGGAAGATTGCTGTCTCACATGCACGAGACTGATACTCTGCTGCTGTAATACTACTCAACTGCCTCTCCTTCATCCACTGTTTAGCCTCTAGTTCCAAGTCCATTTAATTGCTCCAAATTCTTAAAGTAGGCAGCTTCCCACCCCCGCTGCCACTCCCGATAAGGAGTGGTATCTTTCTTCATGGGGTTTGCCACCTGCCGGTAGCGTTTACCAAAGCGGGGGCTTTCAAACTCCTGCACTCTGCTAAAGGCTACGTATCCAGCGTTAAAATTGTCAGCCAGATTTTTGTTCATTCTCAAGCTCCTCACTGAGTTTGTTTACTGCGTACAGATTGAAGATGTTGATTGCCTGAACCCGATCAATCTTGAACCACTCACCACGGCGTTCACTAGCAAAGTGTTCAAAGACACGATGCATCTCACGTTCTTTCACATGACGATCTTCTGTTTCCAGAGTTGCAATCACGCTGTAATCGCGGAACGGTGAAGATGTCTGATAGCCGTTGAGACGGTCATCAGCGGATACGGCTTTGCCCACCTTGACCCAATCAGGCCAAGCATCATTGGTGATGATGTACACCTCGCCCATCTTGGTGCTTTCAATCTTCTCATGCGACCATGCGTCGTCCAGAGAGTTGAAACGCCCCGGCTTATGCAGCGGATGTGTCTTTGGGATGTACTTGCCGTTGACAAACATGCGAGTGACATTCTTACGAGCATGTGATTCAACACGTTCTCGCTTCCCGTTGGGACGAATGTACCACCATTCACCATCTTCAAACTTCGGTTCTTGTCGAGTGTAGGTTTGTGCGTTCATTCTTCTTCTCCTTCAGGCCAGTTGGAAAGGATTGCTAGTCGGTCTTCGTGCATAGCCATCTTATCTAACTCTGCTTGGATGGCTTCCATGATATCGGAGTGTTCCCCGATACCTGCAGGATTTGCAAAGTATACATCTACATTCGTTTTATGCAAGTGTACATTTGCAATAGCATGATTTTTAAGAACCTGTATCATTTGTTTTTTCATTATCTTTCTCCTTTCGTTTCATCCACTCTTCATGGCAAGGGTGGTGACGAGGGGGATTGAACTGCACCCACCCATCACCTTGCTTCCAAGCTAAACTACTTTGCTTCTTTTGTCGAGTCTTTTTTACCACGTAGATACTCCGGTTGATTTTGGAACTTGATAAATCTGCTAAGTAATTTTACTAGCATGTCAGATATCTTATCCATCACGTTGTCTCCTAAATCTGTGTTTGAAGAACACTACCACATTGATAGCGGTGTTGACAGTGATGGCGAATAACAACCACCACTGCCACCAGTTAGGCATATCTGCACCTTCAATCATGCTGCAGCTATATCCACTACCTCACAGACACCCGCCGTACAGGCCAACTCTCGTCCACCAGACGTAGTGTCTTCCTTCTCGTAGTCTTGCAACCACGTCCAATCAATAGCTGATGGCATACGCTTGAGCATTTCACCATACTCTTCAACTGTGCAATCCTGATATGGGGCTTGCTTATATGTATGCTCACTGAATGGCAGGAAGCTGATGCCGGACACTTCATCGAAGTGGTCATACACCCACGAGCCTACTTCCATCCACTCGTGTTCTTTGACAGAGATAGTGACAGACGGCTTGTGTTCACACCAGTGCCGCTGATACAGGAGCCACAGTTCAAGTTGCTCAATGGCTGACATGTCGAACCGGGTGACTGCACCATGTGGCGACTTCATCGGGAAGCTAAACACTGTTGTGCTATCTGGCTTCATTACGTCGGGTTCATGCGGCACACCTGAACTCATCATAAACTGTGTTAACGGGTCTTTGTTGTCACCACGTACTGTACGAATGTAGTATGGGTTGTGACGAGCATGGATACCAGAGGCACTGTCCACAAGCTGTGAGACTGTACCAGACGGCTTCACACAGGTGATAGCTGCTGACTGTGGGATGCCAAGCTGTTCCGCCATAGCGGCATTAGTAGTGATGGCTTGCTCCTTGAGTGCGTTCAGCGTAGCACCAATGTTCATGCCAAGGTGAGCCGACTTACCGGACATCATAGCATTGTCCATGATACCTGTCAGTGATACACCAAGCAGCCGTTCCTCTTCTGTGTTCTTCCTCCATATATTACGAAGATATTTGAAGTCAGTCAGAGTAGATTGGAACGTGCCAAGTATGGTGGCCAGACGAACCTTCTCCGTCAGTGTCTGCTGAGTGTCAGATGCACGAACAACAACCTCCGACAGATTACAGAACTGATACGGACGCAAGATAATTTCACTACATGGATTACATCCGAAATCTTGTTCGGCATCACGACGACCATTCTTAGCTGCCTGTTCTTTTGCAGCTTTACGGTTGAAAATACCGCGTTCACCAGACTTGCTCTCGTACAGAGATACCCACTCACGCATGAATGTACCCATCTCTGGCTTGCCTTTGTAGGCAACGCTGTTGTTAGCCAGCGCACGTTGGCCTTCGCCTTCCCACCACTGACCTGACTTAGCGTGACGCATCTGGTCATCATTCAAGTTGGACAGGCTGATTAGTGCGCTGCGACGTACACCGCCGACAACAACCACTTCACCAATCTTACACATCAGATCATGGCATTCGATAGGGAACAGTCTACGACCAGATGCTTTCTTGAACATCTCAACAGTAAACTGGAATAGTTCCTCCAGCGGGGCTGGGCCACTAGCACGTCCACCAAATGTTTTTAGACGCGCACCAGCGGGGCGAACCTCGCTAGTATCCCACTGTGGGACTTGTCCTGCGTAAAGCAGTGAGATCAATTCACGCAGGGATTTGGCCCAGCCCGGACGGGAATCGCCAACCTTGATGACGGTATCAGTGTCATGCATAGTTTCGTTGACGATTGGCAGCTTCTCAATGTGATGGCGTTCTACTGAGAAGCCTACACCAGTGCCACACATGAGGATGTACATTGTCTCGTCAAAGGCACGAGGATTATCCACTGGTACGTAGGAGCAATTGTAGCCGCCGACATGACATCGGTCAAGTGCAGGACCGGCGGTCATCAATGCTCTCATGCTTGGCATGATGTCTTGGTTAAGCACAGCCTCTTCAAGTTCTGCGCGTAGTTCATCGGATAGGGCATAGTTGTGCTTCTGCCCTAAGTGTTTCTCCATATAGTCAAAGTATCTCTCGACTGTCTCGCCCCACGTCTCACGACGTTGTTCGTCCTCTTTCCATCGGGCATACCGGGAAAGGGCTATGAAGTTCTGGTAGTCTGTAGGTAGATAATTATTCATTGTTCTCACTCCGTCAATGTTTTCATGTTTCTGATTTCGGCACCTTCTATATCATAGAAGTATTCTCGTATGCCGTCCTCAAGCTCAGTACCCACATCTTCATCTGCAGGTACAGGATATTCTTCTGGGTCAATATCAACTGTGATGTAGATTCTAACTCTCATCATAGTAGCCTTCTACTTCCTCTATCAATTTGTCAAGATACCACCGTGCTTTCTTGAGGTCTTCCGTACCATTCTTGTAGCGATAGCGCCACAGGTACTTCATAATATTCCCCTGTAGATAATGCTCGTAGCCATCACCTGTAGCTGCTGCGATAGCATCAATACACTCAATGCCAGCCTTGTTGTAATGAGGCGGACTATTGACCATATCATCTTTTGGTTTCAGTAATTCCTTTGCGTAGAACTCGTCCATAAGTTTTTCCTCGTCTGGCTGTGTCTCTTTCATCCGCATCTTCATGTACTCCTCGTGTCTCACGCAGAGCCACCGGTTCTGCTATTGAAAGTCAGATGCACCACGTTACCGTCGTATTCTTTCTCAACACCCAACTCTTCCTCAAGTTCTACATCAATACCTGCATCGTTGTCAACAACTTCCATAACATAGGTATGAACCAAATTTCTGATAGTCTCGTCTTGCTCCATGATAGGCACAGTGGCGCACATCATCTTGCAGAAATGCATAACCTGCCCATAACTCTCATCGTCAAGCGGATTGTTGGCTTGGGATATAATAGAGATGTCAATCTCGCCTGTCCACTCGCCAGCATTCTCTGTGGGACGCACACGAATTACAAAATCGCCTTCTTGGATATCTTCAAATTTTGACATGGCTATCTCCTTTTTACTTTGGTTCCGTTGAATTTAATAAACTTGGGGTGTTTATTCTTACCCTTTTCCTTCAACCAATCCTCTGGAATGATCCTATCGTAGTACAGGAAACCATACTTGATGCACCACTCACCGTATGTGGACTTTGCACCCTTTCGTAACTTGCGTCTACTATTCTCGAAAACAAAACGAATGTCAAGTTTTGGATGCTGCCGCTTAATTGCAAGGTGCTTGCGCCTATCCGCTGCTGTGAACATTCCCTTTGTCTCAATAATGATACCGTTGTTCAACACGAAGTCTGGAGTATAGGTGCGGTACGCAAGGTCTTCCCATTCAATCTTGATCTTCTCATAATCGTATTTGACTTTGAGTTCGTCAAGATAAACAGACAGCTTGTGTTCAAGCCCACTCCTATATCCATACTTTCGTGCTGCACGGAATGCAGTGTAACTAGGCATATTCATCCGCCAAACTTACGTACCCCACTGTCTTAGGCTGCTTGGCCTGTGACATGACGGCGGGACGTTCTTTCAGATCAGGCCAGCAAGCATACCGATAGCGGCAGAAGCCGCACTCTGTGCCAAGAATTTTGTTGCCTGTCTCCTTGCCCCGGAACTTCTCCGGTACAGCATCGAAGCAGCGTTCAAACCTATTCTCTTCTAGCGTATCAGCCGTTTGCTTGATATGGCCTACCTCTTGGTCAATGTCAATACCCGTAGCTGGCACGTATTTGAACTGCCCATTAGCTTTGTTCACTACCCACCATCCACCGGCACGTTTACCTGATGCCTTCGCATAGCCAGCAAGCTGTGCTACATACCCGAAAGCATCACCCTGTCTAAGAGTGTCGAAGGATTCAAACTTGTTAGTATACGACCAATTAGAT